TAACTTAACAAAAGCCATCAGTGTACTACCTCCGCATCTCCGAATACTTGATTGTAACGTTCCGTTATCTGATCGTCATCATACATCTGCTCAATAAACTCACGCTGTAGTTTAATAAACATCTGGGATATTTCAACCAACGTCACCTGTTGGAACTCGTACTCAACCAGTTCTTCAATCATTTGTTCTCTAGTCATACTATGTAGTTCCTATGTATTAGTAATAATATTAATAATAATATTAATACTTAGTTATCTATATAGTTAGTATACCACAGGTTGAAACATTGTGCTAGTCCCTACGCACCTTGAGGTTTGTAAAAGATTCACCGTAATATTCCTCAATCGGTGCATCAAGTAAGTCGATGAACTTGTCCATCAGTCCTGACTTCTTGATCTTCCACAATGCCCTGTGTTCTATCTGAACTACCCGTTGGCGGGAGATGCCTAGTGCTTCAGCAACCTCCCGCTGTGTCATACCATGTCTCATGTTAGAACCTCAACACTGATCTGTCTTTGAGCTTGACTAGCTTACCATTCTTACCACAGTACAGGTCAATGAACATGGCGGTCTGTATTTCTTTCTTACTCCTGAACACCATGTACTCTGTCCCGTTGTCTGGTTTGAAGTCACGCAGTCGTTTGACTACACGGAACATTGCGATCCGTCCGTTCGGTTCTGAATACGGCTTGATGTAATAACTCATAGCTCAATACCTCCAAAGGCTTCGTCTAGTTTACGGAACACATTCTCTGTCCACTCGTTCACACTGTAGTCAGAGATCACAATCATAGGCTC